ATCTTGCTAACGCTTTTGTATATCTAGACGCAAGTCTGTCATACAAGTTATCTTCGATAGCTTCTTCTGTGATTGCAAACGCTAATGCGATTGTCTCGTTAGTGTATCTAGCAGTGAATGTTTCTTGTGCATCGTCGAACTGAATGCCTTGGCCTTCAGGTTTAACTGCTGCATTTGCGAAACCACTTAACATTACTTCTTCTTCGAAAGCTCTGTCTGATGATTCCGTATCGAAAATTTCCGCTGCTTCGTTTACGTATTGTTTGTACTCAAGTCCAAATAATGCATTTAGACCTGGCTCTAGTTCTTTAACTAGTTGTGCTCTTGATATTGCCATTGTTTATATACTCCTATTTAGATTAATTATCACCATTATAAAGATTAGATGCTCCTGAAATAATCACGATTTGATTAGATCCAGCTGCAGTGTTGTCTTTATTTTCTGGTGCGTTAGCAGATCTTACAAGCTTAACCATTTTAGTTGAAGCTGCACCACCTGCGATGTTTAGTTTTACTAATGATTGTCCTTCTGTAACAGTTGTACTGTCGCCAGCTTGGTCAGTGCAGTTATATCCTGCATCACCATACATAGCTTGAGTTACTGCTGCATCAGCTTTGATCACGTATTCCTGGAAAGGATTATCGATCACAAAACCTAAGCCATCACTAGATCCTGTATTGTAGTCAACTGCGAAAGTTGTTCCTGCTACAAATGAGTTAGCAAATGTCGGTTTCTTTGTAGTCGTAGCTACGTAGAAAGCTCCATTGAATACACCTATTAGAGGTGCATGAGCAGAGTTGTCGAAAGTTGTTCCGCCAGCTCCTGTATCACTTGTTGTTTGGAACGCTGCATCTTGAATAAAACCTTGGTCTCCACTTGCGTCTTGGATAGAAACCGGGTCATTTTTAAAAATGCCTTTTGCAGTACCACTTTTGATTTTGTACTCTGATTGACCTTGAGTAGCGGGAGTATTTCCAACTGCCATGGTGCTTCTAAAGCCAAAACCTACTGTACTTGCGTTTGCCATTGTTTGTTTCCTTTATTGTTAAGTTAATTGATAGTGTAAGAATTACTAAATAATTAGTTATTTCTTTGTACCACCAAAGGTTACACGAGCCTGACTATCATTAGTGATAGGCATGCTCTTATGTTGTTCCTTTAACAAATCGTTATTAACTGCATCGTCTCTGTCCTTAGTTTGTTTTGCAAAATAAGCTTCTCGAGATTGCGCGATTTCTTCCGGTATCCTAGCCAACAATAGGCCTCCTACTCCGATTACTCCTGCGTATTTGCCGTCTTTAGACGAGGGAAAGTTCTGTTCAGGATATTCATCTGCTCTCACAAATTCAAATCCTTCTCTTAATCTTGAAGCAACATTTCTGCTGTCGTCTTGACCAAGTAATTCAGCTCTTATCCATCTGTGCCTATAACCAGCTGGCGCGGGTGGTGCATCGAGTGTTGAGGGTGGAGTCCAAGTTTGAGTTTTTTGTTCTTTAACTCTTGTCTGACTCGCACGTGAAGTTTTTTGTTTATCATTTTCCATATGCTATACTCCTTCCGTGATATTTAATTGTTTTGCATAATCTTCTAGTGGCACACCTAATTTTTTAGCAATTGCTACCTGTGAAGGTGTGAGTTTGACAGTTTTTCTCCGACTAGTTCTAGAAGAACGATTAGCCGAGGCTACATTTTGAGCAGGTTTTGCTCTTTCTGTAGTTTTGTCATCTATCTTATCAAATTTGTGCGGAAATTCAAGTCTTATTCTTTTATCAACTTCCGCATAATATTCGTCAGATTTAGGATCATATCCTTCTTGTTCTACAAGCTTTTTATGTATATCAAAAGCAGTATATGTCATAGCAGAATCGTTACCAAACCAACTGTTTCTAGATGCCCAATCCTCAGCTCTAGGATCAGATTGTTGTTGTGGCGCTCTTTGTTGAGGATTAATATTTACTTCTCTTTCTTGAGCTTTTGGTTTTTGTTCATTTGCTACTTTTAAAGAATTAACTCTAGCTTCATCCATTGTTAAAGCTGCTAACTGCTGTTGTGCAGCAATTTGTGCTTCTACATCTTGTGATTCAATAGCATTTTTAAGAGCTAGTTTTGCTGCTGCTAAACCTGTTTTAACTCTACTTTCAAATTCAGAAACAT